GGCAGAGTTTTACCAGAACCGGTATGTGCAGTGATTAAGACGTGTTGTTTTTCAACGATAGCCTCAATCGCATATTTCTGGAAGTCACTGAGAGGATAAGGATACAATTCAAAATGCGAATCGTACTTTGAATTGGATGGGTAAGTTGTGTTGCAAATTTTTACCATTTTGTTGGTTTACAATATATAGTATGACTTCCTATTTATATTAGTTTGTAAAAACAATTTATAGATTATGTGTATTGTTCCATATAGAAAATGGCAACAATCGTTTCGTGTTACTACAAATTAAAACAATCAAAACATACAAGTTCTGAGTATGATACTTGGATTAAAAACCTGTTATTAAATTTAAAAACGAATATAGTTATATTTACGAGTAGTGCAGATAAACCATACTTGGTTGATATATTAAATCAAAACGCATCATTAAGATATACGATTATTATAAAAGAGTTAACAGAACTTGAAATATACAAGAATTATCCAGATATATGGAATTATCAAGAGATAAACGACCCAAACCAAAAATGTGGTAGAGGAAAAGGATGTTATATGATATGGAACTCAAAATTTCATTTTATGAAAGAAACCATGAGTTTAAATCCATATAATAGCGAATATTTTATATGGAATGATATAGGAAATGTACGTAATAACAATATTGTCCATCTACTAGACACTTATCCAGAAAAGACAAAGATATCAAGAGATAAATTAGATATTGTATTATTGAACGGTTTTTATCAAATACAAGATTTTTATTGTAATGAAGTACACTTTTCGGGGTCAATGTTTGGCGGACATAAGGATACGATATTGAAAACGAGCGAATTATTTTACAAGTCATTTGATGATTATGTTAAAAATAATAAATTTATAGGTTGCGACCAACAAATAATAGCAAGTATTTTCGTGAAAAATGTCGGATTATTTAACCCAATATTTCCCATTGATTGTAAAGTAGACCCTTGGTTTTATTTATATCAGTATTACAATAATAAAATAATTTGTTGAAATATTTAGTTATGTATAACTAAACACTTGTTATTATCAATATTTGTTATATTGTATCCTAGCCGAGTTAACTAATTTCTAGGCGTTTCATATTCAAAATCTATATTCATTGATTGAACCATTTCGTCCGAAAGTGTTTTATCGGTTTCTTTATAAAATATTATTGGATTAAACTTCTATATTGTAGTTAATGCAGCCATTATAACGAATATTTCAGCATAAATAATTACGTATATGCATTTATACTATTTTGCGTAAATAATATAAACGACTTTTTTTATTGAGTATATGAAAGTAGCGGTATTAATATCGGGGCAGCCTATCGCTGCTATAAAAAATAGTCAGCATATAATAAATACAATTATTGCTCCAAATAATGCTGATGTATTTATGCATATGTGGTATGATAAAGAAAACTTATATGCTGCTAATAAATGTGATGTACGGAGGGAATGTGCATTAGAACCAAACGTAGATGAAAAATTATTAGATATATATAAACCAAAGTCTTACTGTGTAGAAAAACAAAAGTTTACTAACTTCAATAATTATGATGGTTCATACTACGCAATGCCAGAAATGCAACTGAACAATTACTGTAATTTTCCAGGTAACGCGCATTTAACGCGCGAAGAAGTAAAAAACCGTGTAATAACATTTTCACATTTAAGTCAATTTTATAGCATTCATAAATGCAACACGTTAAAAGAAGAATATAGCATAGATAACAATGTACTATATGATTGCGTTATAAGAATTAGATATGATACAAAATTAGGATTTATATTAAATTGTAATAATGTGCCGATGGACCGATTATATTATATAAATATTGGACAAAAAGATAATATGATTTCTGATTGGTTTAACATGGGTAGCAATATGATAATGAATATATTTTCGTCTGCATTTTTAAATTTAAAATATTTAAACGATACTCAGGGTATTTATAAACAAAATAAAAGACAACCGGTTACATTATGGGATACTAGTATCGGAACACTTGGACCCGAGTATATTATTCGCGATTTGATGGACTTGTATAACATACCGCGGGTAATAATAAATATGCCAATGGCACTTGAACCACCGTAAACAATGTTTTCACGTAGCAGCCGTGCAGTATAAATATTTATTATTATTTCGGCAGTTGAAATAATAATATGAATTTACAATGATTTTAAAAAATTCCATATGTTCTGTTTATTATCGTCATTCTCTACACTATGTAGCGTTCCGAATATTAAACTCTTTGTTACCGCAGTTAAATAATCAATATTTAAATTTAATTCTCTGCATTTTTTTATAAAAAAATCTTTATTTGTGGCAATATATTTATAATCAATGCTGCAATTATTTAATACTAAATCGTAACCCAATATACTCTGATATAATTTACCATAATCATAATACATATCACCATTTAACGTTAATTCATTATCAACTTGTCCTTTCATATCTATACATTTATAGTTATCATCATATTCTAGCATAATATTTGAAAACCAAAAATCGCCGTGTATTATACCAACAACGTTTGGTGAATAATGCACGGTTAAATCTAGCACAATTTTATCAAATACTTCCTGTGCGTCTGCAAAATAATAGTCGTTGTTATTAAACCGCCCGTGCAGTTTTTTGAAATAGTTATTATGTATTCTAGCACTGTCAATCGTGATTGGATATTCAGTAGTGTGAAATTGTTGCAACAAGTCAAATAAACTATTAAGATGTTTTTCTGTGAATAATTTGTTCTTATATAAGAAGTATAGTGGTATTCCACTAATGTGTTCAATAGTGATTTCCAAACTTTCACCTGTTTTATTGTAATCCATTAACTTCGGAAAAAACTTGGTTACGTTTTCTGGCAGATTTTGATAAAAAAATAATTCACCTTTCATAAATCTATAAGGTCCCATTTTTTTTATAAAATTGTTCATCTTGTTTATTTTATTATATTTATTATTGTCAACCTTGTTGTGTATAAAGTCGGTTGTTTCTTGAAATAATCCGAAATGTGAAATGTCATTGATGTATGGGTTTATAGCTCTGTCATCAATATATATATCAGCAATCGGTTTTCCAAATATAAGTTCATCGTACGGAATATTATATTGTTCTAAGCAATTGATAGTTACTAATGCGATGTCCTTTACAACTTTTCCAACGTTATTGTTGTGAGTTTTCATTCGCCGAGCAGTATAAATAATTATTTCGTGCCCTTGCGTTTTAAGTGCATTTAATAATGTTATCATCTTCGGAATAGGTTTTACCGAAGAATAGTCATTTGGAATGGTTGGATAAGTAACAAGCGTATTATCTAAGTCAAAACAAATTCGCAATTTATTTTTGCGTTCAGAATCGGATATATTATAAATATTACTAATAATCTCATCATATGTCCCAATGTGGTGAGTTTGTTCAATATGTATAGGCAATATTGTCAAATCGTCTTTTAACATTAACTTATACATAAGAGAGAAATAGAACTCGTTCTTTGTTTTAAAGTTTTGATCAAGTAGTATTTTTGCATATTTATTAAAAGTGACTATATTTTCAAACCCATATATTCCGCAACAATAGAAGTCTGAAATCTTGATTTTTTCTTCAATGTTGGTTACTTTATTTGCATGCATAGTAATAAATGAATAGTTGGTTTTATCATAATTTTTGCCATAACCAATAAAATTTCCGGTTATTTTAGATAAATGACTATTAAGTGAATGTATATTATCATTGTCAATGAACATTAATGGTTCATTTTCTGGAAACTTAACCTGGTTTAATCCGACATATGCGGTTTCAACTGCGCCGCGGGTAAGATAGTCAACTTTACAAAAAATGAATTTCTTGGATTTAAACAGATTTGTAACAATTTCTTCAAAATTATATTGACTTAAATATACATTGTATATTATGTAAACTTCCGTGCTTGGTATATTTTCAATAATGTATTCAATCATGTATTTTCCATTTATGTAATTTAACGGTTTTGGTAAGGAATAGTTATTAAACCGTTTTCCGATTCCTCCGCATAACAAAATATACTTCATTATATCAGTAATTAACGCAAATCTTTATATTATATACGTATTTTAATGTAATATGTAGATGTCAATAATATAAAGAATAATATAAATATACTATAATGAACGTTGTAGCAGTTACGTTTGGCGGAAGGAAGTGTAGTCTAGAAATTCTGTTTTCCTATATACTGAAATATAAAGAATATATAGATGAGTATAAGATTTTTGTTGCTACTACCATTGAAACGGACATATTATATATGGAAGAATTTGCTAGAAACAATAGTGAATTTGTAAAATTAGAATATTATTATGATGCAAATAATAACCGTATAACTACAAACGCTCTTATTTGGGACTATGCATATAATATTTGTCAAGATGATGATAGCGTGTACATTAAGTTTGACGATGATATTGTATATTTTGATGAAACATTATTTACTGATTTTTTAAAATATAGAATAGATAATCCAGACATTCCAATGTTGTTTCCTGTTATAATAAATAACGCACCGATTAGTTGGATGCTTGAACAAGAAGGTATATACTGTCCAAAACAAAAATCATATATAGGCAATACTTGGCCGAATACATACAAACGTATACAGCCGGCAATATCAGCAAATATTGGAAAACAAATAAAAATTGGACAGTTCACTAGCGCAAGTGAAGTATTATGTCCGATGGCGTGGGGAAATTTGGAGTATTGTGTTGATTTACATAATCAATTTATAGGCGATTTGAAGACAAATCATCTAGATAAATATAAGATAAAAAATAAAATATTGAATTTTAAGGAACCAGTTTCTATCTCTTGTTGTTCTTGGTTAGGTAAATCGTTAAACAATTATATTAAAACTGTTGGTAAAGTTCTTGAGGATGAACCTTGGTGGTGTGTGTTTTTACCGACTTGGTTAAATAAAAATAATGAAATATACGGAAATTGCGTAGTATCGCATTATGCATATTATAGACAGCGCGAATTAGGGTTAGATAATACTAATATATTAAAACAGTATAAGGATTTGGCAATTGGCAATAGCATAAATAAATTATCATTAAAAAATAAAGAATTGGCAATTAGCAATAATAGAATAAATAAATTATCATTAAAAAATTTAGATTTCTACATTAAAAAGACGTGTGAATGTTGTTTTGTTAATAAGGCGGTAAATCTAGATATGTTATGGAAACAACACATTATGATAAAATTTATCGAAGAAAATAATATTCATCCAAAATCAATATTAGATATTGGGTCAGGGGAAATGGGTATATCTGGTTATTTGATATCAAAATACGACTGTGAATATATTGGCGTTGATTTAGGCAAGGACACTGCACAAACGTTTATTAATTTTTTAACTAGCAATAAAATATCAACAGATAAAGTGAAGTATTATGAAATGGATTTTTTAACTTATATTCCAAATAAAAAACACGATATAATAATAGATGTTTGTTCTATGATTCATTTCAATCCAAATAAAAATATATGTCACAATGATGGGTTATATATGTGTGGCGAAATAGTATACAATAGTTTAACAGATGATGGTCTATTTTTATTTACTTCTGATTGTCTAAACCGAAATTTACCTAATCACTATAATGTTCTTAACAGAGAATACATTGAACCAGAACAAATAATTGAATGTTTTGAAAAGGCAAATTTGCAATATTTACCCGAACATTCACAATTTTTAACAAGAGAAGAGATAAATGCTTCTCACAATGAAATGAATATAAATGTTATAAGCACTGGCTGGAATAAATTTGATTGGGGACATGTAGATGCATATGATAGAGTTTTTTTAGTTTTCAAAAAAAACATATTGTAACGTTAGATTGCAAATTTGCATTATCATTATTATAATTCTTCAATGGTCTAATTAAATATATAAAGCAACGCACATAATATACAAAGTCTTCTGATTATTGTAATTGTAATAATCAGTTTAAAGATATTGCATTTTAAATTATTATATCGGATATGTATAATAATTTACTAACCGAACTAGAAAAATCAACATTATCAAAATATAAAAAGGTCATCGTATGGGGGTTTCCGCTGAATACTCATACTCATTCATATATTCATGCAATGTGGGTAAAAGCATTTTCTGTTGGATTTGGCAAAGAAACATATTGGTTCCATGATGAAGACTATCCGCGCGATTTTGATTATAATAATAGCATCTTTATAACTGAAGGATATGCTGAAAGTAAAATACCCGTAGTATCGTCATCTGTATATTTTGTTCATAATGCAATTTATCCAGAGAAGTATTTAAATAATAATGCACGATTGATTGAAATACGGTTTAATGTGAATGAAATCCATGATATAAATAATGATTTCAAATTAGATGATGGTACACACCATTTGACTGAGTTATCGCCTCACGCGAAATATGAAAAACTACTGTCTAATAAAGATTTACATGTTAGTAAACGTGGTAACGACATCAAGTTAATGGATTATGAATGTATATATATGTATTGGGCAACTGATTTATTGCCTCACGAGTTTAACTATGATGATATTAAAATAGAAAAAGAAAACGCGGTATATTATATTGGTTCGCCTTGTCGTTCGGTAAATTATCCCATATTTGCTAATATGTGTATCCAAAATGGCATAAAATGGATAACTTCAAACCCGTGGAACACCCCATTAACGTTTGAACAAAATAAAGAATTGATGAAAAAATCTATTCTATGTCCGGATTTTCGTCCAATCGGAACCCAACAAGATACAAAACAATTTGGCATAAAAAATGGAAAAAATCATTTGGAGATTGGGTATTTACCGTGTCGTGTCCTAAAAGCAATGAGTTACGGTCAATTGGGTATAACTGATTCTATACACGTAAAAAAGATATTGGGTGAACACGTATTATATGATGATAATATGGAAAAATTGTACATGACTGCTATGACCGAACGAAAAAATTATTCCCGTATACATAAAGCAATGGAATATGTTCAGCACAATCATACATATGTTAATCGTGTTATTGAATTAGTACGTGCGTTATGTCAGTAATTAAGCGTCTTATATATTAATTTGTATGCATATAAACACATTTTTCCGTATATTACAATTGTATGGAAAAATACATAATTACAGGCGGGTTGGGATTTATTGGTTCAACGTTGTCTGAATTTCTGGTAGAAAAAGAAAAAGAAGTATTAATCATTGATAATGAATATTCAGGAGTAATTACAAATATATCAGAAGAATTTGTTAGTAAAATAACAATTGTAAAAGATGATATCAGAAATCCAGAGATAAAAAAATATTTTAATAAAAACGATATTGTTATTCATCTAGCTGCTATATCTTCGTTACCAGAATGTCAAAATAATCCAGATTTGGCATATGATATTAACGTGAGAGGTACTATAAACATATTGGAAATATGTCGGATTAAAGGCATCAACAAATGCATATTTGCAAGTACATCTGCAATCTATGAAAACAATACAGAGGATACATTTTGCGAAACCCTTGTAGTAAATCCAACGTTAATTTATTCAATGACAAAAAAGAATTGTGAGGATTTGTGTTTAAGTTATGTAAAAAATTACAATATGGATATACGCGTTATTCGTTTTTTTAATGTTTATGGAGGCAACCAAGATTATAGAAGGAAAAGTCCGCCGTTAACTATCTACATTATTAACCAATTAATAAATAATTTGCAACCAATATTGCATTCAGACGGTAAACAAAAACGGGATTATATTTACATAGACGATTTGTTAGACTTAATATACAAAATAATAGAAACCGACAATTTAAAAGGTTGTATTATGAATGCGTGTTCAAATACATTAATAAGTGTTGAAGAAATTTTTAACACAATTGCCCAAGAATTAAATAGCGACATTAAGCCCAAATATGTTGAATCAAAAAATTTATGGAATGGATATAATAATTTGGTTAATGGGCATTATAAAATAAATGAAAACATAATAGAAAATGAAGTAAATAAGATTACACTTGGTGACAATACATTTGCAAAAAATAAATTAAATTGGGATTTGAAACACACGTTTAAAACGGGCATAAAACAGTTATTACATAATTTTTGCAATTCGTCAAACCGAATATAATTAGTGGTAGTTCATTTACGATTTTTATAATAACTATGATTTATAGATATATTAAATTCGTAATCTAGCGCATTATGCATGATTAAATAATAGTTCTGCTAGAACCAATATAAACAGTATTTACCGAAAATTATATAATATGAAAGTTGCGATAGAATATTCTGGACATTTGCGTTTTATCCAAGATACATATCCATTAATTAAACAATTTTTCATATCAAATGAAAATATAGAATTTTACATATTTATTCATACCTGGGACGAAAGTATGAAGGAAGATATAGATTATATGATAAACACAATTAAGCCGCATAGGTTTATTATTGATAAACAGAAACATTTTGAACGGCATCCATATACCTATATAAATAGCAATATTACCCAAGACGAATATAAAAATGATATAGGCAGATTACAAGAGAATGCAATGCATGAAAAAACGAATCCAGAATATGTAAAACATTTTTTTGAAGTACCATCGCCAAATAATAATTATAAATTTGATAAAGACCTTGAAGTAACGCGAGCATACACGTATAGTCATTATCCGCATAATACATTAAGTTTATTTTATTCTATACATCAAGTGCACGTATTAGCTATGTCATACAAACACGAGCACAATATTACATTTGATTTTGTAATTCGCATGAGAAGCGATATGATAATGAGTACTATTAATTTATCTCATGTTAATAAGGATGCAATCACAGTATTTGATGCAGCATTCCATAAAGGAGAGTTTGGTAAATACACAATACATGATCAAATGGCGATCGGCAATGAACAGAACATGACAACGTATACTGATTTATTTGTATATTTACCGGTATATTATTTTATATTCAAGTTAGATTGGATAAGTGAAATATTATTAGGTTTCCATCTACAATATAATAATATTGCTATTCAAAAGATACCACGATTGTATGAATTATTAAGATATCCAGATAGATTGACCCGTAGTGTTGGACGACCAACAAGATAGGTTCATTATATTTGCAATATATGGATATAAAAACGTAGAACATTACATAATAAAAAAGCTTTGTCGTCTTTCAAATCTAAAATAGTTAAAATTTTATTACATATTTCTTCACGTTCAGTTTGATATTTTTCACTTAATTTAATCCTCATTATATAAAATTAAGTAAGATGTTTTTATTATAGTTTGTCTCATTTTTCTTTTTAGTCGGTCTAATGTAATTTATAACATTGTTTGATATATTCAATTGTATTTTGTAAGTAGAATTTGTCTGCATCATCTATATCACCCGATGCATATTTTAAACCAAAATGTTTTACAGTATATCTTGATATAGGAAATTGTTTACTAGGTCGGTCGTACGTTGAATCCGGTAATCCAATAATATTTTCTGATGCTGTCAATCCTTTTTCATAATCATAGTCTAGTTCTAAGTGTTCGCAAATTTGTTTAGTAACTTCATTAAATACAAAAGAAGTTGGATGGTCTGCCGTTAAAAATAGTTTCGTGTTGGCAATATTTTTATAAATAAAATCAATTATTTTAACATCGCAGTCTGTTTCTTTTAATTTACTAATGTAATAATTATTATTATATCTGTTATCAAAATCGTAGTCAATCAAATCATTGTTATATAAATAACGTGCGTGTTCTAGACTTTCTATTTTATTATTAATAGTTCCATATATGTTAAGAGTAGTTTTATTCTTACGAAATATAGGAAACAGCATATTATTATGAATTCTTGGAAAAGATATGGTATTACAAGTTTCATTTAATATGTTTAAAAATGAATCTGGATTATTTTTATTTGTTGATAAACAGTTATATACATCAGAAAGTGGTTGATAAATAACTAAATCAGCCGATTGGAGGGTATGTGTAGGTATACTTGTATTACTGTTAATAAGTTCCCAATTAGCATATTGTATAACATTATAATGCTTAAAAAATTCAGAATATTGTAAAAATTCGCGGACACCTAAACATTGACAGTTTCCGACTAAAATACACGTTTTGTTTTGCATATGTACTATTCATATCTAAATAATATTAGATATGAACGAATACAATGTATTGTATGTGTTGCTTTACAATATAGATAATATAAAAATAGGTAATTACTTACCTAATTCAATAAATAAAGGTAAGTGATTATTTCCATTATTAATAAACAAACTGAATAATTCTGGATATTTTTTATAAACTAGTGCTAAACCAAGTTGTTCATTGTTAACATTTTGTTTATTTAACATTTCTTTATTAAATATTTCTTCTAATAATTCTTTTACCTGTATTACACTTTTATAATAACCTCCAAATAATGTACCAACTAATAAATTATCTGCCTTCCATATAAACGTATCATCAATCGGGTAAGTAAATATGTCTCTTCTTGCTTGTATTATAAACCGGTTGTAACTGTTATTTATAGTGGACATTCTTGGATAAGGTTGTGTTATGTCTAAGTTTAAAAAGAAACGAGAACATCCGGCATCCATCCAAAAGAAGTATTCTGTATTGAATGGGTTATCAGCGATAGCATTTTCCAACCATCCAAATTTACTATATTGTATTATATTGTATTTTGGTAGTTTACATTCTACTCGGTCGGGATGTGCAACACGTTGTTTATATTCAGGACTATTTAAAATGGTCGTTATTTCTGGCAAATATTTATAATAATGAGCATTTTCCAGAATATCTTCTTTAATATATGTATTATACTTAATTGGGCGGTGCTTTTTCATAAATTCAACAAACCGTTTTTCAGTGACAATATACATATTACAATTTAATTGAAGCGTTTTTTGTATCCAAGATAGATATTCATCTAATTTCCTCCCATCGCCATTTGTTTCGCGATTGATATCAAAAAACGCGGTCACAATGGTTACGTTATGATTGATTACATTACTTGGTTTCAGTGTATTTATAGTATTTACATAGTTTTTCAATATAACAGACCAATCGAAATGTTGCATTGCATATTGACGTATTTCTTTATACATATGTTGTTTTTTTCTATTGGTATTCATTATATTTTCAATATATGATAAATCATTCAACTTGTCATCGCTAATTATATCAATAAATGGCAGTGATAAATCTAAATCATCCGCGCTATGTTTATTTATAACAATCGGTAGCCCTGCCATAAGTGCTTCTTTTAATACAAGAGGTGTTCCATTTTCACCATCACTCAATAAGAGCATATTACCGTAATTTGTTAAATTTGTATATACATCATCACGTGACCATTCTCCTTTCCAATTAGATAATTCTCTTCCACCAGGTCCTATTATATTAATTCCATTCAAATGTTGGTATTTATATTGTCCCTTTCTTTCTGAAATTTTCCCGAGATAGATTGTATTATTGGAACACGATTTATTTATTTCATCAATGCATCTTATTTCATTGGAATTTGCACCATTGTACATAAGAATTATTTGCGTTTTATTTAAACTGAATTTATAAAACGTGTTATAATCTTTTTTGGATAAAGCAAAAATAGTATGTTTTGTGTTATTACATATAGATTGAAAAACGTTACTATAACCGTCTGACATATGTTTTTCCGGTTGATCAATATATGGATAATGACTAGTAATTCCAACCTTTTTACAAGTTAAAAATGGAAGAATGTGATATAGGCAGTCATAATGTAAATGTACAAAGTCATAGTTGCCTGAATTAATTTCTGTAATTAACTGTTGACAATAAGACGAGTTCGTATCATTTTGTTCTCTGCTATTCTGTCTTAACTTATTTACAATTTTTACTTCGTGACCTTGGTTCAACAATTCAGTGAAGTAATCCCATATTAAGATTTCAACCGCGCCCCATCCTACCGGAGGAATTGGCATAATGCCTGGACCAATTAAACAGATTTTCATAATACAAATGATACCAGAATACTATTTAACTACTTTCGTATAAGTTTATTATAAGTTTGAATGATACTTTTCCAAGAGAAATACTTTAATCCATATTCACGTATCTCATCTCGTTTTTTCACACTAATTAATCTGTTTTTTGAAATTTCGTTGTCTACGTAATTTAAATCCAATAATTTGTCATTCGGTATTACAGTAATAAAATCTTTTGTTAAATCTAAATTTGCAGATGCACATTCACTTATAACGACACCTAATCCACATATAAGCGCTTCTTTTACTACAAGAGGGTCTGCCTCACCGTCAGAAAGCAATATTAGATTAGCATAATTCGTTAAATTTTTATATAGGATATCTTTTGTCCATTCCCCAAGGTAATGAGGTTTTGTAATATCAAAGTTTGAGTTGTGATAATTTCCCACAAAATCAATATTGTTTAATCTTTGATAGACCCATTGTTTTTTTCGTTCTTCAATTTTTGCTAGATATATTGATTTGTTTGCATATAACGGTTGGGCGTGATAGAGAAATGCGTCTTCTCGTGCGCCGTTGTGTAAAATGTTAATACGATTACTCGGAAAACCATATTTAACATATATATCTTTTATACTTGATGATATAACATTCAAATATATACGTTCTTTATTTAATAATGCGCGTTTAAATACGTTATGAAAATACCACGATTGGCTGGTTTCAAACGTAGGGTGAGTGATATATGCATAATGCGATGTGTAAAAGATTTTAGTACATTTTAAATAAGGGGTTATTATAACGTGGTCGTCGTACATTATATGAACTAAGTCGTAATCAACTGCATTTACTTGGTGAATAACTTGGTTTAAATCTTTGTTGTTAATAATTGTAATATCGTGTTCACTTTTTAAATTAATATAATAATCCCAAATAACTGATTCCACTGCACCCCATCCATCTGGTGGTATGGGCTTATATCCTGGACCGACAATACAGATTTTCATATACAATAACTTATAAGCTAATGTTTAAGTGTTTTGTCTAAGATGTAACGTTCCCTATTATTTTATAAACATATTATATATTTTAGCATAAATGGATTTACAGATGAATAATCAATTATATGGCGTACATCAAGGAGTTCAATATGGACAAAATGAACGTGTAGATGAATTAAATAACCGTATTAGTTCTCGGTTTGTCTCGGATTCGCCCCTTGAACCAAACTTTGACCCTCGCCCGGTGTCTACCAAATACGC